TGGAACGTTAATCCTGTTGGAGCGGGAAACGTTTTCGTTTTGTCTTTTCTTTTCGGATGGCAGCGCACTCTTGATCGTGATCCCGTTACTTGATGAGCCACCGATTCCAGACTGTGTAACCGTCGGACCGGACAAGATAACGTTCTCAAAGTGCCCCCAAAGAACAAATGGGGCAGTAGTGTTGCCACTTCCTCCCGCAAGTTTGGCATACGGGAAGATGAATGCTGCGCCCAAGCCCATGTCAGAACCCGTGGACTTGACAGTGTGGAATGGGTAAATGGACGTGAACGGAATGCGCAACTCAACTGAGGTCTGTTTCGCAATATCAATCTCAGCATGAGGCAATTGCGAAATTTGCATCAAGTTGCACGAGTGCATGCGGTAAAAGGCCTGTACGCTAAGATCAGCGAAATTTGAGCCGCATGTTGGGAACCAAACGAGGAGGTATCTTCCACTTTGGAAACGAGTCGCGTTGACTTGTAACCTCAACACGATGTCTCCCCTCCACAAGAGGTTTCCGGAGAACTTCGACTGCTTCTGGGCCGTGCCAATAAGGATCTTGTCCACCTCAATAGGCGCAGCAGGAATTCTCGTTGCGTCAGTGGTCGTGAGATTTCCTGTGGTGAGTCTGGTAGGCTTTCGAAAGAAATCGTGAAGCCGTTGGGATCCCGTGACAGTAACTGAGTCGATGATGGGAAGTCGTAAATTATCGACACCCGCTGTAATTGATGATGTGTCGGCATCATCCCGGACAATGGTCGTGGACGTTGATGGCCCGATCCCTGTGGTCTGGGTGTAGTTCCCGAGCTCATCGGATGTGTTCTTGGTCGTGTTGGACATGTGCGATTGATAAACCTTTACGGGTGCAAGTCTTAATATCAATACGCAAAGCGCTGGTCTTCGGTCAAATCGGAATTCTTTTGTGGACTTAGTTTCATGATGGTCCTCGCATTCCTCTTCAGTAGAGCAGGCTGTCGGCCTATTCACTCCAGGTTTACCCCTTAACCTGAATGGGGGTGCCCTCTCATAGTTGAAATATGGTCGAGTTGCAGGTGGTCTGAATGACCGTTTCCCACGACTCACTATCAACAATGAAGTGTTTTCCGTAGAATGCGCGCAACTTTGGCATCCACTCGTCAAAAACCTCGCGTCCGTGCAATGAGAGCTCACGGACAGTCACATTCAAGTTTTGAATTGCAGTTGACAGGTACGATGTGTTTTGGGTCCACATACATTGTTCAATGACAACGTCCAGGTCAAGAGGAGCAACCCAACGAGCAACGTAGTCATCATACCTGAATTTGCGCTTGATCAAGGAAACCTCCTCAAGGTGGCGCATCTGTGTGTTCACTTCGCCCTTCACATCAGAGGTCAAAATCATTCCCATCTTCGCAAGCGTCACTGCGACATTGGACTCAATAAACATGGTCTCGAGCCCTTCACTCACAGCGAATGTGTTGTCGTCACCA